AGATCACAGCTCTTCACAAACTTACCCATGTCGGTTGCCGAGTTTTCGTCTGCCCCGAGCAGCGCCCTCGCCACGGTGTCGATAACCACGAGAGAGAACTTGCCGTTCTTTTCTTCTAAGCCTTCGATGGTTGCCAGCAGCTTCTCGATATCTTCCTGCTTGCTGAAGTTCACCGCTGTTGGCAGCACCCAGAAAGGCAGCGTTGATTGATCAATGCCCACGCCACGATTGTCGATCCACGCATTGACTCGTTTCCCGATACCGCCAACGCCTTCTCCAGCGATGTACAGCACACTGCCCTTGTCTACCTCCATGCCGTGGAATCGCAACCCGGAGGCGACGCACAAAGAAACATCCAGAGCAATAAATGTCTTCCCGCATCCGGGCGGTCCATACATGACGCTAAAACCATGCCGGGTGAACAGTGACTCAACCAGCCACTTGATTGGTGGCATGTCTTTGAGTTGTCCCAACGACATTACATCAAACTTTGGTACGTCTGGTTTGATCTCTCCGGGATCAGGCAACGCCTCGTCAATGCTCGGGGTACTGCGTATCAGGCTGGCTAGCTGCTCCTTTGTCTTGCCACTGTCCAGCCAATCAACGATGTCGCCCTTGGACGGTAGCTGGTCTGAAAGGTCCAGCAGCTTGATCTCAGACGCGACACCGAGCAGCGAGTTGACCACCTTTGCCCCGTGTTTTTGTCCTACCTCGTCATTGTCCGGGACAACCATGACCCGACGGCCCTCGAGCCATCGACTGTGTTCAGCCTTCCACTGACCCGAACCGCCTGAGTTCGTCGTTGCAAGTATGCCAATATCCCGGAGTCTCTCGACGCACTTCTCGCCTTCGACAATCCAGACCCATTTGTTCTTGTTGTGCATGATCTCTGGTAGGTTGTACGGGATTGGATCAACGCCCTTCAGGTTCTTGATCCATCCCCCACGCCCGTCTGGTTGCTGTTGACGAAACGTCTTTGAGCCGTCCGGGAAGTCGGTACGAATGACCTGATAAACCAGAACCCCATGATCACCAATGTAGTCGTAAGTAAGAACCTGGTTTTTTTCGCGTAAGCTACTGATTGGTTTAGCTTTTTTCATGCCAAACTTTGTTTCTATCAGATCCGCAATTTGTCCATTTGACTCGGGATAGGCCAGCTTGCATAGATCAACAAAGCCCCCGCCCTCCTCAGTTTCGTGATCGGTCCAAACCGCCTTCTCCAGATCGACAGACTTAGAACCATGCGAGCCGAACCGTAGCACGTTGCCGTGAGATAGGGTTTTGTTTTCTTCTCCCCACAGCTCACGAGCGACGGCTCCGATATGCTCAGAATACTTGCTCATACCTCACCCCCAAAAAAAACCCCCCGAAGGGGGCTACGCTCAGAACCACTCACCGTCCGATTTTTTATCAGCACTTGGTGCTGGAGCTGGTTCTGCTTTCACCGGGGGTGCCGGTTCTTCTGGGTTATCTACCCATCCTGTTAGCTCAAAGACGGGTATCTTCATTGGGTCCACGTCTTTGGCTCCCTTGAAAGCTAGCTTGGCCAGCTTTCCTTTGTTTTCCTTAGCTTGTTCATGGACCTTCGGCCACACATCGTTTATCCCAATACCGGTGCCCTTGGCGTTCGTGGTCCAGTTACGCCAGCCCACGTCTGGGATAAATACATCCAGTGAAAACCCACGTTTGAATCGGTCACCCGGCTCTGGCCCTTTTGCTTCAGGCTCTGGCCCCCTGATCCCGAGCTGTTCATCCCACACCCACTCTGGCGACGCGCCTTTCGTGATGTACCCCCAGCCAGTGCGTAAGCTCTCAGGGTCAACAAGTATACCCTTCAGGTCCAGTAAAATATTATCATTGCCATCAATTGAAAACTTGCCAATGGCGTTGACCCACTTTAAATATTGCAGCTCACCGCTGCCTGTTGACGTATCAGCTAAGTCTAGCATTCGTCCTACTCCTCTATTGTTTCTCTCACGATGCCGCACCACAGCTCAAAGCTGATAGTTGCGACCCCAAGTATTGAATCACCGTAGCAGTCAGCTCCCGGTCCAAGCCACTGAATGTGTACCTGTATCGGTTGCCGGTCTGCCTTGGTGATCAGACACGGCCTTGCAGCAACCTCCGCTGCTTGCCTGACCGTTTGATCCCAGAACTTATTGATGTCTGCCTGAGTCAACTTTGCGTAACGCTTGCATTCAACGGCCCAGCCCGGAACCCCGAGTAAATCATGGCCGCCTTCTGCCGTCTGCATGAGATTGCGTTTCGCATCGAACCCGAGATGATCCCGGATCAGTGTTGCGATCTCTCTCTCAAAAGCAGCTCCCTTACGTCGGCTCATGCCGCCCATTTGTATCACCCATTCGCTCTAGTTGGACTGAGCTTACGCAAGGTATTTATCAAGTGCAAGATACAAAATTAAATTTTTTTTCATAAGGGGGTTGCAATTCTGTGAACGAGCGTTTACATTATAACTGTGGTCAGGGGAAACCGGCTACAAACAAGAGAGAAAACAGAGAGAGTCACAAATGAACAAAGAAATGAAAACAGTAAAGGGTGTCATCAGCGTCGAGACTTACGGTACTGATGACGAGGGTTGTGCAGTGAGTGTCAAGCTTGACGGTGCTGAGATTGCTAACGGGGACTACGACATGTGGGCCAATGCGATCTTCCTGAACGGCTTTGAGAAAGCTTGCTTTGAAGACTTTGAGGAAGTGCTGCGGTACGCAGCGATGATAGTTTGTGACCTTGGGGCCGCTGCGTAAGCGGCCTCTTTTTTTGGGAGAGTGAAATGAATAAAGAAGTGAAAGGTAAAACGCTTGGAATGGTTTTCTTTGGAACTAACAAGGAAACCGGCGACGAAGAAATTCTTGAGGTTTACATGCTCGCGCCTTGGGAAAGAAAGCTGGATGAAAAAGAGGCTTGCAAAATCCTGTTCGATAGAGTCGGCGGGTACTGGAACGCCAACGAAAAGTTCTTTGAGCGCCGAGGCTATGAAGATTTTGGAATGAAATGTTTAGAGGTTGTGTGATGGGTAAAAGGAGTTCGACATGACTACAGCAAAGCCTGAAAAAATCTCTGCTGATACAGTCAAGCTCATTGAGTCAATGGTTCGCCGTTGCATGAATGAGTTGAAGAAGAAGCAGTACGAGCTTGGCATCAACAAGGCTGACGTTGACTACGCGGTCAAGGTCACACGGGTTGTACGCCGCGCTACTGGCGGTGCAACGTATGCCGGAGCAAACTCTATCCAGATCAACCTCGGCTACTGGCAACACCGCTCTGAAAAGGCGTACCACGAAGAGTACGAATCGTTCGACAAAGACCCGGTTATCGGTGGCGTGGTCACGTACAACATGAACGATAACCTGCTGATGTCAGTTGCCCATGAGGTTGCACACCATGTTCAGCGCCGTAAGTGCAGAACCATTGCCCGGTTCAGCAAGACGCACCGCAAGCCACACGGTGACTGCTTCAAGTGGGTCTACCGTCAGCTACGCGCTACCATCGTTAACCCGGCAGTCGAGGAGTCTCGCAAGGCATGGGTGCAGGCCAACACGGTCAAGATGCCTGTGACCATCCACGCCAAGTCCGAGTTGTTCGCTGTCCTGTCTAAGAAGATGGACAAGCGCCGGATGCCAAGTCGCATCAAGAACGAGTGGTTGCAGTGCCAGTCACTAGCAAAGGGCAAGCGCGTGACAGCCGAGTTGCTCGGCCACATCATCGGCGCTCTTGATGAGGCCAACCGCTCACTGTTCTACAAGTCACAGTTACAGATCGTGGGCAAGCGTTCTGTGACCAAGAAGCGTTACCTCGCAGGGCGGCGCATTAAAAAGCAACTGACAGCCTTGGCTGTCTAAGTTGACATCGTGTGAACGATCGTCTACACTAAAGACTGAGTTGGTTAATTAAGGAGTGAGAGATGACGTATTTCGATAGCGAACAACACGGCAAGGTAGTTGCCGTCGAGCGACTCAACAACAGCGCCAACGGCAACCCCCGATACGAGATCACTCTCGATTGGGGCGTGAAGTGCCGAACCGCTGCTGACGAGGGTTGGGTGTACGGCCTGAACTGGGACAACCTGATCGGCAAGAACGTGAAGGTTCTGACCCGTCGGCCCCGAAAAAATTTGATGATCTTGAGCATTGTGGAGGAAGCGTAATGGGTTTGTGTTTAAGAGTAATGGGTAGCAAGTGCGGTAACGGCAGCTACAGCGACAACCATGACCGCATCGTTGTGGTCAATCTTGACGGGCCGTTTGAAGCTCGCTGCCCTGAAGAAGAGTATATGCTGGTTGATGACCGGCCTTGTGGCCGCCCGTATCCAAAGCTACGCCCGGTCCACATCAACCGTCAGCCGGGTGAGGTTGGACCAATGTATAGCGGTAACTATGCCACTGGTGACAGCCGCTTTAGCAAGGCTGTCGAGAAGATGGGCGGCGGTCCATACGGTGTGGTCCCAATCCATGATCGGATGGAAGTGCCATGGCGTTGATTATTTGTGAACAATTGTTTACACTGTAACTGGAGGTTAGTGAGATGAAGATAAAGATGACATTGCAGGAGGCCCTCGCTATTTGCGGGTTCCCTGAACGTCGGGTCTTGCGCAATACGGTACATGCCCTAACTACGTTGGGCGACGGACGTACCCCGACGCAAGACCGCAAACTAGAAGCTGCCAAGATTGTCTTGGCCAACTACCCAAAACTGTGAGGAGAGATTTAAATGAAAAATAAAGACTTTACACGCCAAGAGTTTCTTGGTGCTGCAACAGAAGCGAAAGCTGCTGCATTTCAGGCAATCATAAACTTGGTGCATTCGGACATATTCTGGGACCGGACAGCGCGCCAAGAGTACGACACTAGGCTAAAGCTTATTAAACTAGCCATGAATATTTCAGAGGGGCTGAACGCAGACGAATCAATATTCGTTGCCGAAGGTTTTGCTCAGGATGAATTTGAAAAGCGAAAAGCAGAAAACAACACATGGAGTACAGTGTAATGGAAGACAAAGACATGAAAACAGCACTGGTCCAGAGCTGGATTCAGAACATAGGAACTCAGATAGCAGAAGTGATTGGTAGCCTAGATACGTCAGTAGGATCATCTGACGGCTTACCACTTGGACCGCCAGTTTGGGAGGATGACGAAAGGCTTCAAGACTTTGAGAAAGTATATGCTCGGCTGGTCGGTGCCAAGGCAATCGTTGACGCTATGGCAGAGAGATATGAGGTTTGAAGTTCGCGCCACTAGTTACGAGGAGGGCGGCAGCGTTGTCGCCCACAGGCAAAACCTGAACTTCGTTGAGGCAGTGGAAGAGGTTGGCGGTTGGGGCATGACTGCACAGAGCGTCGGTGAGTTTGCCGAGCTGGTCCACAAGACCGCCTTTGAAGATGGCTACCAGTGGGAAGACTGCTACATTGAGAAGATGGATGCTGACCCTTTCACTGTTTACATAGGAGTAGAGTGGTGACTATAGAAGACATGTCTTTGGCCTTTGCCAACCGCCGTATGCGCACACTGGAGGATCGTGTAGCAAAACTCAAGGGCTACCTACACGCTGCAATCAAAGAGGGAGAGAAGGAGATAGCCGAGCGCATTGAGCTGACCATCGCTGACGATGAGTTGCTCATGTCTGAGCTGCAGGAGTTGATCAATGGACGTAGTTGATATCTTCGTTTGGATCGCTGTGTTCCTGATGATCTATGGACCACTCATGTTTCTGAGTTATCTGATCGACAAGGCGCTGCGTAAGTTAGGCAAGAAGGGTATTTACCCGGAGGGATACTTTAAATGGTAGGTAAGGTAACGCCAGACAACATTGCAACCGGCTCAACGCTTGCTGCAATCATGGGCCACAACAAGTATCAGACACCGCTTGAGGCGTACAACAATGCGGTCAATGGGCGGCCTGAGTGGGTGCAAAGTCTCCCGGCAAAGATCGGTGACTTCATGGAAGACTTTGTCTTGACCGAGTCGGCTGAGATTCTTGGTCTGACCGATCTTCAACTCGATCACTCAGAACCATATTTTTATGGTAAAGAAAGCAAAGCTTTTCTAGCTGTCAGTCTGGACGGTAAAGCAAGGGCCAACGAGCTGACCGTGTATGATAATCCCGACAAAGGTATCTATGTGATCTCTGATAACGATTCGATTGTTCTTGACGGATGGGGCGTTCTTGAGGCCAAGACAACCAGAGTATCACCCCAGACAGTCCCTGATCTGTATCGCGGTCCACTGCAGCTACAAGCACAAATGCTGTGTACAGGAGCAAAGTGGGGTGCGGTGTGTACTCTGTATCAGGGTAGTGAGCTGCGCATCTTTGTTTACAAAGCGAACCGCGAGATGCAAAAGCTGATCATTGAGGCAGCCAAAGACTTCCAACGGCGCGTTAAGGAAAAAGATCCGTACCCAGCTTTCTCTCCTGCCGAGGCGATAGAAAAGTATCCACCGGGAAAGGAGAAAAAAATTATCTACGCGGATGACTCTTTGTGCGACAAGGTGCGGCAACTCAGCCACATCAGGTCAGAGCTGAAGTCGTATGAAAAACTGGAAGAAGATCTACAGACCGACATCATGGAGACGATGAAGGACGCAGACGAGTGCTACGCTGGCCATCAAAAAGTAATCTGGCCGGTGCGCAACATCAAGGCCAAGCCTGAACAGGTGAAGGTCATACCCGCTGTCGAGGCAGAGCAGAAGCGTGGCAAGACACTCAAGATCGAGGATATGAAATGAAAGAGCATAATAAAAAGCTGCTTGATTTCATTAAGCAGTACATCAGCGACAACGGCTACGCTCCGTCATACACTGAGATGATGAACGGCACAGGGGAGAAGTCAAAGAACGGCATCTTCCGCAAGTTGAATGATCTGGAGGAGGGAGGATTTATTTTGAGATCAAGTGGTAAATCAAGAGCGCTGGTAGTAAACTCAAATCACTAGCACTGATTCTCTCACTCACACTCGCTAGTATCCCTCACAACCCCCTCTTCGGAGGGGGTTTTTTAGTAGGACCAAACAGTCGGGCGAGGGAACCCATCCTTCTCTTGAAGGTCATCAATGTGAATGAACCGAGACTCCCACGGTCCTTTCTGCGCAATACCAATCCCGGTGAAGCCATGCTCCAGCGCAATCTGAATGATTTCATGGGCCGTCTGGCCAGCAGCAAGGATGTCTACTGCTCTACCAAGACGATGCGCTGAAGGCGTTCCTGCTGCTTTCCTAGCCTCTACAGGATGGGTTGCATGGCGATATGCTGAACTCACTGTCATCGGCTTACCATAAGCTTTTCTGAGCGCTGTAAGCTTATCCATGAACAACACGTCCATTATTTCTGAACCAGTGTGGCGGCACTTCATTTCATCTGATGTAAAGTATGGAGACTCCCAGCTCATAAAATTAATCCTAAATTTTGTTTATAAACTTAATTTTATCTTTAAATCTGATTTCTAACAAACTAACAAGCTCACTAAAATTTGATTGACCTTTACGTATTTCATCAAGTAGTTCTTGGTATTGTTTCTCGCTGTACTTGAGTTCGCCTATAGCATCTGAAACGCTGGTAAGTAAAAAAATGAAATTGTTATGTTTGTTTTTTAGATCAATGGTTATTTTCATTTTTTCAATCCTTTCATTCCGCGTAGCCCAAAGCTGGCTGCAATGCTTGCGTACATTGCCCATTGAAACCAATCGGGTGTGGTTGCCAGAACCTCAAATCCTCTTGTTACATAGGGCTGCGTGTGTGGGATAAAGCACATAGCGATAATGGTTATGAAACAAATGGTCCACGCTTCATCCTTCCAAGAGTCTTGTGAGGCTTGGGCCATGATCTTCTCCCAACCAGCCTCGTGCGTCGCAGCGACTTTCATTACTTCGGCTTCAGCCCTAGCTCTGGCTACCTTAACTTCGGACGCTGCTGCCTTTTCTTCAGCCTTGCCCTTTATCCAGTTCCCGGCAACCTCGCCTATCATGGGCAATAGAGCCTGTATCATTTGCTAGCCCCCTTTGCTTGATAGGCACTCGCGCCAAAGAAACTGGCGACAAGGGCAGACACCCCAATGAAGTAAGTGCCACTTATGTCGGCGATAAGTTCAGCCGCTTTATCAAGTCCAACAAGGCTACATATAAAAATACCAGAGGGATACAGCAGTAAGCCAAACAGCGCAAACCACGCCATCTTGCGGATCGAATCGCGTTGAGCGTCTTCATCCTCCATCTTGCGACGGCGATCCTCAAGCTCAATAAGAGCAAGCTCGTGCGGATCGATAACGCCGTTGTTGTTCGTGTCATACTTCTCTAGTTCTATCTCTGTCATGTACTGCCTCCGATCTGGTCAGTAGGGATACAGACTACGTTGTAATTTATAAGAGGCTTGCCCATTTCTTGAGTCAACGTCTCTCCCGCGTACAGACATTCTATATGTGTTGAGTGTACGCCTAATATTCTGAAATAAAAGGTCATGTCTGCTACGAATATTCCCATCAGCACCCAAGACATTACCGTCCTTTCATCGAAATAATTGCTAGTAAAAGCCAAATGCCCAAGCCAACAGTAAGACAGCCGATAAAGACAGCCAGAAGAACAAGCAATCCATCCTTGATGGCTTTTTTCTTAGCAAGTTTCCGAGCCACTTCACGCTTTCGAGCCTTCTCCCGCATCTCTTTGCGGTTCCTCATAAAAGTCTCGTAGTCTTTGAGGAGGTTTGCCCGCCCTCCCCAAACCATCAGTTCTTTTATGCGTCGTTCCTCTTGGGCTATGTTTTCGAGCGCCCAAAACGCTTCATCGTCTCCGTTCTTTGCATCCCTTTCGAGTTCTTCTTTGGCATCACTGAGCTTAGTTAGGTCTTTGCCCAAACAACTCCCAACGGATTTAATATCGTGAATATTTGTGCAGAGTTCGCGGATACTAGACACCGCCTCATTAGCGGCTTTGACCGCACTGACAGCGAGGCCGATCTCAGCGAACATCTAGGTCACCTTCATCAACACAGCAACAAGCATGGCGATAATGCTACCCGCTGCACCAATCATCACCGCCTCAATTCTTTTTATTCTGAGGATAGTTTCTTTCCAACGCTCGGCACAAACAGCTTCGTGCGTACCTAGATTAACTTCCATCTTATCCAGACGGATATGTGCCGAGGCCGTGGTGCGGTTATTCATCACTCAGCCCAAGGAACACCAGTGACAGTGTGCGCTCAAGTTGTGCAATTGTGAGTTCCATGTTTACTCCTAAATTAAACTAAATCCATTAACAGCATCATAAAAATTACCTATCACCCACAGTTTTGTTTTGTCGGGTTTTAAATACATTCCTTGGGGACTCACTTCGTATAACTGAATCGCTTTGATTTTTTCGGTAGTCTTGGTAAACGATGCTGTCGATAAGTCCCATGCAGTACTCATTGCATACTCATGGAGTCTATCGGTAGAAGTTCCCAGAACATAAAACTTCAGTCCAGACTCTGTTATAGCCAAGGATTTCGGTTGAGTTTCTTGCGATGTAACACTAAATGATGTTGTAAACGATGCGGTGGAAATATCCCACGCAGTACTCAACGTATATTCATATATGGAGTCGTTTGTTTGGCCTGCCACAAACATTTTTGTACCGTCTGGTTTAAACTGTACAGCTTGTGGGCCTGTGTCTTGTGAGGCTACCGAAAAGCTTTGCAAGTAACTAGCGGTAGTAACATCCCATGTTGTACTAAGATCATATTCATCAATATCGTCAGTAGAACCATCTGATACATACATCTTTGTTCCATCAGGTTTAAATGTTATATCAGTTGGGAATCCGCTGTTCGATCCTAAATTTTTTTGTGCCGGGGCGCCTCCGCTTGTAATGTCCCAAGGGGTACTTAATGTGTACTGATTAACTCGGTCACCTTGACTTCCAACAACATACAACTCAGTCCCATCTGGCTTAAATGCGACGCCAAGTGGAGTATTCTGAACTGACGAAACATCTAAATAATCTTTGCTTGGAAATTGATATGACAGTGTTGAAGTGTCCCAAGGAGTTGAAAGATCAAAGGCTTGAATTGAATCTTTTGATCGTCCCAAGAGATACATCACTGATCCGTCCGATTTAAATACTATAGCTTCTGGGTTACCGTCAAATTCGCTCAATGCAACATTATTAGTAAACGACGCAGTCGAAACATCCCATGCGGTGCTTAAACTGTACTGATTAAGCTCATCAACTTCTTTTCCACAGATGTACATGATTGTTCCGTCTGTTTTAAAAGCAATTCCAGAAGGAATTGTTTCTTGACTGCTCAGATCAAAACTTTGAGTCAATGACGTTGTTGAGACATCCCACGCAGAACTTAAAGCATACTCATACACTTTATCATTGGCGCTTCCTACGATGTAAAAACGAGTTCCGTCAGGTTTGAAAAAAATATCTTGTGGCGCACCATCATTTGATTTTGTATTAAAATTTATTCCATTGTATGACGCAGTTGATACGTCCCACGCAGTGCTTAAATCATACTCTCTAACACGGTCACTGCTGGTTCCAATGGTATACATCTTTGTACCATCATCTTTGAAAAATACTCCAGTTGGAACTGCTTCTTGTGCATTAACTGAAAATGTGTTCTTAAGTGTTATATTCGATAAATCAAACGGATTATATAAATCAAATTCTGCTACTTTATCTAGCGTGTACCCGGCAACATAAAACTTTTTACCATCATCTCGAAAGTACAATCCAGCAGGATTGGATTCCCCCGTCCGAGAAAAAATACCAATGTGAGTACCGTAGATGTGATTTAACTTATCAATGTCCGGTACTTTGAGCTGTGACGCTATAATCGAAAACATCAGATTGCTTGTAAATCTCCAACTAAAACCCACGTATCTGTTGCGAGTTTGATTGCACTTGCGGCTGACCACTGCGCTCTTAACTTCAATGACTGTGCGCTGTTAACTGTTACGCCTGATCCTGCGGCTACTGTGACCTGCCCTGCTCCCTTGGCGAGTAAATCAATCTTAGTTCCTGTTGGATACGCCACAGATGAGTTAGGTGGGATTGTTACAGTGATGGCAGAGGCGTTATCCAGTGTGACTAACTTGGAACGATCTGCTAGGACTGTTGTATAGGTTGTGCCTGTCTGAGCGTTGATATCTATATTAGAAGTTACAGAGCCTGCATCGACAGTGCCAGAGACAGTGATGTTTCCTGTAACGTCTACACCACCAGATTGAGTCTTTATCTTTTCAGAGCCGTAGTGATAAAGAATTGCGTCACCAGTAGAACCATCTGCTCTGAAGTAATTTGCTGTACTGCCAGAACCATCGTCGCTGTTGATGACTACATCTTGATCGTTTGCAAACTGGTTAAGTTGAAGAGAGCCAGTGTTATTATTTATTTGCGAATGAGTGCCGTTGTGTTTAATAACTAAATCAGTACCAGCACCAAACTGGGTTGTAACGTTATCACCAAGCACAATATTGCCGGTCATCGTGCCGCCAGCTTTAGGCAGTGCCGCATCAGCCGTTGTTCCTTGGGCCGCTGTAGCATAGTCAGAAGAATCGAAAGCTTTTACTTGCGCGAGATTTGTAACCTCTGAATCCATCAATGCGCCAGCGGCGGCTACATTTGTGGCATCTGTTACATCAGCGGAAGCCTCGATGCCGTCAAGTTTAGTGCCGTCAGCAGCTATGTTTCGGCCATCTACAGTGCCCTTTGGCGTACCAATCATTGAGATATCGCCATTTACAATTAAGCTTCCGTGGCCTAGTCCACCTAAACCGGTGATATTGGTTTGACCGTAAAGGTAATTTATACCTAGTGTTATTTCGACTTTTTTTTCGTCTAAGCTTTCGTCTTCTTCTCCACCAATCCAAAATTGAATTACATCTCCTGAATTTATAATAGTTGTTGCGAATCCTCGTAAGGCACCGTTTGAATCCCTAGGCTTTGGATGCAAGAAAACCAGACGATTTAAAAGGAATATAAAAAACGGAATGCTCATTCCGTATATTGATGGAGGATCAAACAGAGTGGTTTTATTGAACTCTAAAACATTTGTTCCATCATTTTTTGCGTTATTGGAGCTTGCTTGCGCTGATCCAGCAAAAACAATTTTTTTCCCGTTAGATTGCAAGTCTCCACCAAGTTCAGGAGTTAAATCCTCAACAACATTATCCAAAGCATTTGGATTAGCAGTAGCTGCTGAAGCTATGCCACTTAACTTTACATTATCCGCATCTAGTTTAGTTTTGTCTCCGTCAACAAAAGCGCCTTCAGCAAGAATATTTTGTTTTCCTGCGTCCTCTGCAACCAGCTCTATGAAATTGTTGTCTAATTCCGAATTACTCAAAGGAGCGTTCACATTCGTGACACCAGTGCCGTTTGTTTGTCTGGTCTTGATTGCCATAATTTAAACTCCCTTTATGATGCCGACAAAGATATGGTCCAATTAACTAACATGCTGTCTGTGGCAGACATATTAACCGGACTAAAAACAATGCGGCAGAGCATTAAAGCATTGTTGCTAGAAGAATTAAAAATTCCTGCCTCAGTGATTGCCCCAATAACATCTCCGGGGCTACTAGGTGTAAAAGAAGCTTGGTATGTAATACTAGCGCCAGTTATAGATGGAAAGGAATTATCAAACTGTTTTGATGAACCTACTTTAGACGTAAGCCCAGTTTGGTTATTAACCACTGCAGTTGCTCCAGTTCCTAAAGCAATGTGCGACATTACATTTTGTGATGTTCCTTTCATTCTTTGTAAAATGTGATTCAACCCATTATTGACAACTAAATTGTTTTTTTGCCTTGTTTCTTTAATCTTGCCATTTTTATCTCTAACGACAATTTTGACACTTCCCTTTATCTTAATATTATCATTAGACATGTTGATCTCCTTTTAGAATTCTTGCTCTTGACCTACGTAGTTTTCTGCAAAATAACTCATGTCACTTGTGTAGTTTTGCGTTCTAGTAAAACCCGAATCAGACAATACAGCAGAATCTGAAAATGCCTTGGTAGTCGTCAACACATGCAAGTCTGTTAGCGATAATGTGTCATCGAATTCCTTAAACTTAAAAAATTTCCCAAGTAAAATTTTTGCTTTAAGAGCATTTTCTTGAATAGAAATTTTAAGTTGCTGATTGTTTAAAGAAATGCGCAACATATTTTCAGTTGCGTTTAACATCAATCGAGTAGTTTTATTTGCAAAAACAAGATTAGTTGCTGTGATCGTTGCGGCCTTAATGGTGTTACGAATAACTTTCAGTTTCATGCAAAGTCTTCTCGCAAGACAAATTGAATTATTTCAAAAACCGTTTCTCTAGTTGAGTCTGCGTAAACGACTTCAACCTCGCCTTCATAATCTCCTTCTGAAATATTAAGTTGGCTTCCGCTAAAATTAAATACAACCTCGCCCTTGGTTGCATCCACCCCAGCAAACGATCCAGTAAGCGAAAAATTAACGGTTGTCGAGAGCGCGGGACGAAAGTGCAAACTGATCGTTGCCCCCGAAAGATTTTGTGCTGTTCCATCATCTCTGGTTAGTGTGACCTTTATCTGTGGTTTGGTGTCGCCTTGCACCAAGTAAATGACATCGCTCATTGGTTCCTCCTACTTGGCCGCGTCAATTTTTGCCTTCAGCTCTGGATAGATCATGTAGAGCTGCTGCCTCGCTGCTGACCGCTGACTTGCCACAATTGCCTTTAAATCGTTTAACTTGTCCTCGTCATCTTGAATACCAAGATATTCTTCTTGGTATATCCTATTCTCTAAACGATCCTTTAGCGTAGAGAAGACATCATAGCCCGTATCTTCTGGAAGCCTTCCAAATGAGTCCAGAGTATTAGTCAGCTCAATGTACTTCAACCTTTGATCTCTAGTCAGCATAACGCCGCTAATTTTTTTGGGGGTACGCCCCACTGAACTGCCGAGACGCATAAACTCTGCATCAATTCCTGAATACTTTGTGTCCTTAATTCTGACAGGAGACCAGAACTCCCACGAAGCGCCTGTTCCTGCTTCTAAAACCTCATTCCACTCATTGACCGCCGGGGGTAAGTCTTTGCTAAAAAATGGATTGCGTGACTTGGCTTTTTCTAAAGCGATATACGCTCCACGCATCCAAGCTGGTGCATCTGTTACATCCATATCTGTAAATGGAACCTGACCTTCTGGCAACCCAACAGCTCGTTGAGTTGGATCGCCAGCTCTTTCAACCCCGGCCATGAATGAACTGCCACCAACAACAGGTACTGTACTGATAGCGGCGCTAGCTATTTTTTCGGAGAAAAGCTCTAACAGCAATTCTGCTTTAATTTTAGGGTCACGCTGGGTCAAGGCAAGCGACAACTCCTCTACTCCCTGCAACATTGGCTGGGTCATTGCGTACTCTGAGATTGCCAAAGTAAATGCTTGCGCTACCCCGCCTAGAGTGTCGGCGTCCTCTTCGTATTGAGAGTAGTATGCAAAGTCTGCAGCCATTGCCAAAAGTCCAGACACAGGATCAAATCGAGAATAGGTAATAGACCTGTATGTGCCATCCTCTTCGCCTTCAATGCCCATTGACTTAGCTAACTCTGAGCCTTTCCGAACATTAATTGAGTAGGGCTGTATTCTTTGATTAGCTAATGACCGGCGGCCTTCGGGACTAGTCGGTCCAGCTCCCATGACAATGACATCTTGATTTTCATCAGTGTCGTAAAGACCAGATGCAAGATACGTCATAGCACCCATGATCGCAGACCCGGTTGCAATTTTACCCAAAGCAATGTCGGCATCTCTGCCGCCAGCCATAATCGCTTCTCTGATTTTTGGATGGGCGACAGCAAGAGGAGTGCGCTCAAAAACTGCTGTCATAATATTGACCGGGGTTCTAAAGAACGGCACAAACAGTTTGACCAAAGGATGCGACATAAAATGTTGCGCACCGGATAGTGCTTCCAGATCATTTTGGAAGGTCATTACCCTTGCAGCTTCTTTTGTGTCTGCAACCATTTGCGGCGGAGGATTGTTGAGCAGCTCCACACGCCTCTGCCCAGATATCTCTCTGGCCTCTGCTGCAGTCTTGCCAGCCTGAATTGCTTGATCGTATGCGTCACCGGCTTGCATTTCGACAAGCTGGTGTAGCTTCATTCTGGCCCCGGTAACTTTAAAGTATTCGTCTTCCATTAGAAGAGCGCGGCTGGCTAACCTTTGGCTTACACCAAAGATGTTGACAGAAGCGGCCATAAGATTGCCTTTGCGTATCTCTTCTCCTATGACTCGCAGATCGCCGGTTGTGCCGATAGCTCTGCGTCTACGGGTGTCGATCTTTGAAGCAAAATCACCAGCCTCTTCGGTAATCGCTGTTTTTCCTGCAATCAATATCGCGTCAAAGAAACCGGCCCGGATGCCTTCTAGTTGCGCAATCATTTCTCTGGCGCGAACCTTTTCTGCCTTGCCAATGCCTAGACCGCGTCTTCCAGAGCTAATTGCTGCGGCCATGCCAGTTTCTAGTACTTGCTGATATCGGAACATTGTATTACCAGCAATGTTCACAGCATGAGTCACCGGAGAAGATAAAAGTGAGTTGATCCAGATTTCCATGACAGCGTCCATGCCACGGCCAATCAAGCCGCCCTTAGCCATCTGTATTCGCTTGTTTGGATTATCTAAGACCATGTACATGCGCAGCATGTGATCAATATCTTGAGCGTTCTCAAGCCCGAATAATTGATCTGCTCTCGACGCAGCGTCTGGGAAACCAGCTTTGTTTAAAGTGCGCAGTGCATACAATGCTCGGCCAGCTTCTGATCCAGCGCCAGAAACACTTGCTGCTATTTGGGCCTCAAGCCTAAGTAATTGCAAAGACCTGTTTCGTAATTCTTCTGTCGGCGTAGAAATGTATTTTACAATAGAAGCGCTCGTTTCCTGCATGACACCGTCTAAGGCAACAATACCCGCGACTAGCTCTTCTGCGTTTGCAGATTCACCGGGCGCTCTGGTTGCCCAATCATGCACTAGCTGATCCATGTTCTTGTTCTTGGCTAAAGCAAGAATCGCGTCCATATTTAGCGTTCCGCGCCGCTGATGCTCAAACAAATCCTGATTAATATTTCTCAGGGTTTGCATGTACTCCTCATAACTTGGCACTTCGTAAACAGTGTCAATGCCACCAATACCCTTAATCTCAGGGTAATTAATACCTTTGACATAGTCCCCGCCCAAAGCCTCGTTAAGACCGGCAATCATCTCGGGATCTTCTCTGATAACTAGCCGTCCACCAACTTCTTGGATCGCCTTATCTGGCAAGTCTCTACCAGCTCTCTTCTCTGCCTGTAGTGTTTTCTCAGACAAGAACTTACCAATACCCCCAACAAGGCCAGCAACCTGTAGTGGCTCGTCTGTGTTTTCTATTGGCTGCTCTTCTAGGAAATCTGGTTGATCAATAGGGCTTTCATCTGCAATTAGACTAGGAGCTTGATTCTGATCAGGATCTTGACCACCAAAGACGGCCTCTGTAGCAATAGTGCCAGCTACCGTTTTATCTATTTTTTTCTCTAGTTCTTTGCTGATCATTTTTTGGGCCTCGTTTTTCTTACCCTTTTGCCATTGCTCGTTGGGCTACTCGCGTCATCATCTCTTCGTACTCTGGCTTGTCCATCGCTGCCTCCGCTTCTTCTTGACGACGATCCCAATCTTCTCGCGTCAATACCCGAGGCTTCGATGATGTTGTCATCGTCTCGGATGACGATTCTTGGCTCACCTTTTCCGGGGTTGTTGTTGACTTTGGTGTAAGCATCTGCTGCTCCTTCCTCTACTAATTGATCAAACGCTTTAGTTGGATCTGTTCCTACTTTTGCCACTTCTGGCGGAATTAATCTGTCCTTACTTACAAACCTAGAATACATTCTTTGCAATGCCACTTCTGGGTCAACCATCATGTCAACCAAGGTAATCCTGTATCCAAACTTTTTGGCTGGCCCGATATATCCTGAAATAATGTTCTCTGCCTTACCGCCAACCATTGGCACAACAATGTTGTTACCTGTTCTAATAGATGCTCCAAAGACTAGCTTGTTAATTTGTGAGCTTTCCTCGTGAACCACGTTAGACCCAACTCCGTTATCGTATCCCGGAATCAGCTTCTTAGCTTCGTCAGCATCAATTATCATTGCACCTTTGTGTCTAGCAATTGGATTGGCCATTTTGCTTTTACCGGCTGCGGGCGGCCCAACAATGATAATCAACTCTTTATCTTGCTTAACTGGATTTGCCGGGGCAGGCATTTTGTCATCAGTCCAAGCAAATGTCTTAGCGTGATTTACTAACCAATCAGTTGCTGCTTCGTAACCTTTAATTTTTTCACCAGCTTCAGATGTATAGTTTCGTGACTCTTGCCACTCTGAGGTATTCCAAACACCTTGCTTTTTGGCAACCTCTTCAGTGGTTGGCCTCGACAACATTTCATTGGTTGTGTTCTCAACGTGAGGATGTTTCTCCAAAGTTTCAGAATTGGCTTTTGAATCGAGCAACCTTTTGAAATCTGGTTTTGTGGAAACATACCCAGTGCTTTGAATGAATTCACCGTCTTTGGTCATAATGAACTGACCAGTTTCTGCGTCTGGTGAGCCGGGAGCAAGCTGTAAATCATCTTTTGATCCGGGGACTTTTTCCAAAGTGCCGGTTGCGCTTGGCGTTCTCGGAGTTTCAAACGGCTCACCTACCATGCCTTTTAAAGTTTTGGCTCCTTTGACCGCACCCTTGGCTCCAGCAGTTGCAGCTCCACCAACGCCAACAAATGACCCTGCTTCAGCTCCTGCTTTAATGCTTTCCTTAATTTGATCCGAAACAGGAAGAATATCTGCTGCTTCTCGGATAAATTTAAGAACGACTTCCGACCCGTAGTCTTCGGAGATGCCAGCCATAGTATTCAAGAACGTATCAAGCTTCTGACCCTCTTCCGCTGTCAGACCTTCATACGCTCCAGCGAGCAGTCCTATGATGTCTCCGGGAGCGCCGACTGTTCCTGCAACCGCACCGGGGACAATACCACCAACAAGTGTTAACGCAGCGCCGCCCATCGCTTCGGCAAAACGCTGTAGCCCTTCTTGTGGTGTAATGAAGTTTTCACGGTTTATATCATCCTGTGTATACAGGTTACCGTCGCCACCCCCATATAGCTGTACCCCAGACTGACCCAGCTCAATAGATTCTGCAAGTTTTTGCTCTAGGTCATAGTTCATTCTATTCCTCGCTTAATTTTTTGAATCTTATGTAGTCTTGCAAAGCTTTTGTTACAGGACTATCAGCGCCAAATTGTGGATCAGCTATGGCTTTCTGCAAAAGCACTTCTGGATTATCTGATTTGTATTTAGCTTTTACTTGAAAATAAGCAGTTCTTGCAGCTTTCCTCGTAGCTGCAGTTCGTCTTTCATCGGTAGCCGTTTGTATCAGAGGCTTTACAATATCCATGGGGTCAACGTCAGGCTCTTCTCGCAACTTAAAAAACAACTTGGATTCTATAGCTGCAACTTCTTGCATCGCCTGACGATCTATTGCGTCTGTGTTGTAAAGAGGCTTGTCTGGTAAACCTATCTGACGCTTAACCTCTTTCATAGCGTTCTGGTAGTTTGTCTTGCGCGACAAGCGAACTTTTTCTAAAAGTGATACATAGGTATCACTGGTGATCTTGCCTTGTGTCCTGACCGTGTTGACGGCTTTCTCGGTAATCGTGTTGTTAATAAACATACTATTTAGGCGTTCTACTTCTGCGTCGTCATCAACGCCTCCGTCTGTCATCATTGCGTCAGCGTAAGAACTATACTTATCAGCGTCGTATACTGACAGCTCTTCTAGTGCGTCCTTCATCCCTTGAACATCACCTTTAAGCTTTGCAGAAACTAACATAACAACTGCGTCGTCAGCCTTTTCACGCATCTCTCTATCGTTTCTGGCATCTTCAGCAGACTCTAAAGCGTTCTGAGTGCTGATTGCTGAAACAATTTGTTTTCGCGTTTCAAGGCGCAATGCTTGGTTCATGCTATCCAAAACAGTTTGAGCTTGAGTTGTTAGATGTCCTTTCTGCCCTTCCAAAGCTAACAAGCCTTTGCCGGGGTCTTGGATGACATCAGAAACAATAGCGTTTACCTTTGCTGTGTTTACCCTCTGCTCAAGCTCATTTAGCTTTGTTTGAGTTAAGGCTGGGTCATCAAGCTGCACACCCTTTGCTGTAATTCGATCTCTAAGCGACTGCACATAATCGTCAATCGAAACAAACTCACCATTGTTTATAGTCCCGCCATTGATAACGACGTTATCAACTTCACGTATGTCTTGATCTATTGCCGCCCTAAAGACTGATTCCTGATCATCTTTAATGCGTTGCATTTGGGTTTTTGTAGCAGATAAGAATGCTGAATTGCCTGTTGTAGCTAACGACGCTTTAAGCTTTGATGCGGCGGTTGGGCTGACATCCTGCAAAGTGCTGCCATAAGTATTTTGGATTTCTATTAATCCAAGCTGAAGCTGGGACAAATCAATTTGTTCTGCTTCAAACAGTGTTTGGAGATTGCTAATTGAGTCACGAGCCTCTTTCTCCATGTTGACAGAGAGTGTTTCCAAAGCAGCCGTTCTTGCGGCTGTCCCAAAAACAGAAAACGTATCTCCCGGCAAAAGTGACTCAGGGTCTGCCCCTGACTTTTTAGCCTCTTCAAGCTGCTCTTTTGTCGGCGCTCTAGTTGCTCCGTACTCTACGCCCTTAACTTTGGCTTGCTGTTCAGCAACCCCAAAAGCAGCCCTAGAGACGCGGTCCATCGCAGCAGAAAACGCCTCGGCGCTTCTTGATGCCTGTGTCAGCGCAGCTCCGGGATAACTCGGGCTGACGACTGATAGCAAACCTTCTTTTCTGTAACGCGGTAGTTCAGCCATTAAGTCATACCTCCCATACCGCTATTATAGAAATAAGTGCCTTGACCGTATGTGACGCTGCCTTTGGGTGTAGGGCTGGGAGGCTTGCCACCGCCAATCATCGCGGCGCTAAACGCGGCCTGACCAATCTGGCTAATAGCACCTATTCGTGCTTGATACATTGCTTGCGCACCAGCTTGTCTTGCATCAATTGCAGTCAGGATGCCACTCAGTTGAATCAACTCGGCATTATCCTGAACCATCAAAAGATCTTCTGTTCCAGCTCCGTATGCAAAAGTCTTGAGCATTGCCGGAGTTCCCGACGCAGCATCAATAGAACCGGCTGCTGACCTTGCATTAATTGTCGCTGCATACGCCCCCATCTTTTCCATGATATTAAGAGCCTTGCGCTTCTCATTTGTTTCAGATTGACCAGCTTGCAGCTCTGCAATCCTAGCCTTTACACCAGCTAACTTTTGCTGAATTTTGCCAGATTGATAAGTGCCGTATGCACCAAGTAGTTTTGTCGTTACTGCAATTGCTGCTGCTGCTTCCATTTTACTGCCCTGTTGATACTTCGTAATCGAGCGATAACACAGTCATATCTAACGGTTCGCTCTGGGTAATCGTGATTGTCGCGTCTCGCGTGTATCCTAGCAAGGAACCTTTTTTCTTAAAGCCTGTAAACGGAGTAATAAATCCGTTAGTGTCAGCATCAAACGCGATGATCTCCCCATCTATGGTTAGTCCTTGCGTCTCAAAAAGCTTTGCGGTCACTGTTAAGATTTTCTTGCGATATGCTCTGATTGGACCAGAAGACAGCCTAGCTTCAAACGGCAAGATTTTAATTGTCGATGTATACGGCAATCCAACTTCAAAAGAATTAGTTGCTGCTGTAGCAAATGAAATAGCTCCACTTGAAACAGTTTTGTCTGACTCAACAACGCCGTTTCTTAAAACATCAAGCGTTTTACCTTCAAGATATGTTAATTGAGAAACGCTTGCTGTAGAACCTGAAACCGTTTCGTGTTTTGCAGAATCAGTGTTTAGGGTTTCTACAAAACGCTCAACATAATATTTTACGGCGCCGTTAATCGTGCGTTTTACGACTGTATAAACATCAGATATATCTACACCAACTTCAACGTAATTGCCGTCTGTCGTCCACTCGCTGGGGGCAACGATCTGCTCTGATCGCAATAACGTAAAACAAGCAATCGAACCATCGTCGTCATTAACAATTAGTACACGATCACCCTCATCAGTTGACGTAGCCTTGCGAACTGCTAAAGACGACGGATTTTTTAACAAGTGAGAAGACAGCAAACTGATTCTAGTAGAAATGTAACCAGCCACCGAATCATTAAATAAGAACTCAGACAAAGTCTTACCTTGGCGCTGGATAAATAAAGTCGATCCGTCAATATTGACAACAGGAATGCCCGGCTTGACACCATTAGATGTCTGCTCCTTGACCGACAAGGTTGATGGCGTGATCGGATCGCCCAATGTTTGCGGAATGTAGAACTCACCGCCAGTGGTAAATATCTGTAAGTTGCGTCCTGAGTACAGATCTACAATTGCATTAAACCTGCCAGTATCTAATGTAGCTTCAAGTCCGGCATCATCTAATTGCTCGCCCGGATCAAAGTTAAAAAAATCAGAAACTCGGCTACCCCAAAGTGTTGATGGACGAGACTTTGAGCCACCCAAAAACAGCCGTCCTTCGTGAAACACGCAGGAACGAGGCCAGCCACGAGTGTCTGACCAAACATCTTCGTACCCGTACTCTAGCTCCCAGTTACCTGATGTTATTGCGTCAGTATCAAAAAACGGTATTTCAGTAACAACTTTAACCACTGTGTCGCTTACAAACTCTGTGACCCGAGCGCGTCCAAATCCGTTTTTAGCAACAATATATTCGTCAACACTGTCCTCACCGAAAGCCCTAACCTGATACTGTGACGTATTATCAGGGGTAGTGGTAAACGCTGGATAAACAGTTGCTACCTTGGTGCTAGCGACATAACTAGCAATATGCCTTACCTGACCGCTTCCTGTCCCGGCAGTGATTTTTATGTGCAGCCCAGCACATTGATTGTCTGAAGTATATGAAGACGACGACTTCAGCGTAATCGTATTTGATGTCCCTGCCTGAGCTGTTCCGGTATCTGTCGTCACAGATGACGCAGTCAATGTGATGTTACCTGTCACATCTGAAGGAGTAATTGTGTATTGAGGATCATCAATATTTAGGGTGTATGCAAATTTTGGAATATGAGAAAAAGTTAAATCAGAAACTGTCCAGTTGCTGTCCCCTGCACCGCGCTGAATAAACTGTGGATGCATATCTGGATGCACCAGAATTAAAGAGTCGGCTGCTTGAGTAAAGTTAATTGTATCAACATACCTATTACGCAGTGCGGGTATTTCAAAATAATTATTAGATGTGCCATTGATGTTCGTAACTAGCGCACCGTTTTTGAAAACATACATACGCCCTTGAGTCAATACCAACATATAAGAATCATCAACAGAAAACTCAAAGTGAACCATTTTGAACTTTGGGACAAATGCATTAGGTACAATGATTAAGTCATTTTGAGAAGATGTTGTTCCCTCAACGTAGTAATACGTTGACTCGTCATCACGCACATAAAATGCGTAATGGACTTCTGGTGGATGACTAAATGCACTGGCTGAGTCATTTCGTGACGCTGTAGAAAGATCGTATGCCGTAGCCAGCTCGTACACTCTTTCTCCAATATAAATTTTTGAACCATTGTTAGCAAAAGAGAAATACCACCGATTATCACCTCGTATCCCGACATCAATCTCATGGCTCTGAGTTTCACCAATAAAGTTATAAGCAGACGCAAGATTATATTGCACCAATTTCATTTCATCATTGTTGTCTATCCCCGGATTGTTTGAGCCAGATGTTGAATCAGACAACAAAATAAATGCTTTAGTGCCATCACCATTAAACTTGATGTCGTATGTTCTAAAATTTGCATGGCTGTCGTATAGAACTTGTCTTGTTACTGAAACACCAGCAGTCGACAAATCCCAAGCTGTACTCAACACAGATTCTGAAATATTGCTTAATGACGACGCGTCGCCACAGCCAAATATTCTTAGTCCGTCATGGCTCATCGTAAGACCGTTAAAAGCTAGGCCATGAGCAGAGGTTGCTGTGTAAGTTATGTTTGTAACATCCCAAGCGGTTCCCATTGAGAACTGATTAACATAATGCTCAGTGCCAGAGTCGCCGGTATTTAAAACGTACATTTCTGTACCGTCTGGTTTAAACCAAATGCCATTATCGTTTATAAACTCAGTGCCTGTGTGCGACGCAATTTGAATTGCAGCATTGAATGGCAAAAGATCAACAGTCTCGTAATCATTTGTCGTAACTTCTGCAACAAATTCAGAACCATCACGCCTTGTAACACCACCCTGTGGCAGTATCGTTACATTTTGCGCTATCTGCAGCCCGTTATAGTATTGCTGAAGATCAATCCGGGCATTGATTTTTGGATCAATTTCGCCAGTAGTGAAATTAGATTGTACCGAGACAATCCTGCTCATCTTCTAACCTGTATCAACGAAAAATCTTGTATAACTTCGTTTTGCTTGGAGCTGCCATCAATGTTGGACGCAGTTCTAAAGAAACCTCCACGGTTGTTTTCTTGTGTGGTTCCCAGAGCTATTGTTCGCCAATAATCAGCTTTTGTGATTTGATCAGTCACTGTTTCAGCAAAATGCCAAGCTAGTTGATACTTGAGGAGCTGCACAAAATACTTTGGCAGCTTTGATTCATCGACATCTCGCTGGTAGTCGATAACAATTGTTTCTTGATTAGTAATCAATACATCGCCAAGAATTTCCCAGCCAACCTGTATTGGTGCAGCGCCAGACTGCTCTGAGTTGAAAACTGCTTTAACACCAGAGATGCGATGCACGTCGCTTGGAAGCTTGAATTGATTTTTATATTCGTTGACCGGAGATGTGCTGCCTTTAGTCAACTTTTGTTTGGTCAACGTAAAAGACCACGGGTACATTGCCAGCGTGGTTACCTTGATGTCTTCGTATAAACGATCACAAACAATAGATGCGTCTGAGGAATCGAAAGAAGCCAGTGGAGCTTCGCCCAGCATAATCAGGGCATCCGAACATATTGAAAGTTTGGTATCACCTGATGCCATTGTGTTACCTCATAAGAACGGGGCTGCCGAAACAGCCCCAACTCCATTAGTCGCCGTCGGTTACCACACCAATCACAGAGCCGTTTGAGATGTCTACAACGCCAGAAGCGTTAGACACAACAATGTGCATAGTGATAGTACGTGTACCACCTGTTGACCCGTGAACAATGATCATGTCGCCAACCTGTAAAGTGTCGGACAGATCATTGAAATAGCCGCTGTTATCGACTGCTGTGTGAGCATCAGCCGTTGTATAAACATACAAAGCAGGGCGACTGCCAGCTAAAGATTGGCCGCCAAGAGCGCCAAATCCATCTTTAGAATAAGCCATGTCTAATTCTCCTTATGCCTCGTGACAAATAATTTTTACAATGCCATCGTTATCAATTGCAGTTGCACCGGCTGAGAACATTGAAGCTACCAAGAAAGAAGTCTTCTCAGGAATGTAGTCAACGCGAGACGTTTGATTCATGCCAACACCAAGACCTACTGCGTCACGATGGAATGCATATAAAAAGCGCTCATGGTTGCTTAGCACCAAGCCGCCCTCGTCACGATCACCAAACGTAATGAACTTGAAGCCTAGGAAGGTGTCAATCTCACCTGTGACCAAAGCCTTAACAGTGTTGAAGTCGCTAGACACAACTTCTGTTTCAGCTAAAAGACCAGAGATACTGTTTGCGTGACAAAGAATTGTGCGCCCGTCTGATGGTACGTTTTTTGCGTCCAAGCCTTTCTTTGCAGCACGTAATTTACCAATGTTTAAGTTGGAGTTAGTCGCACTGCCCGAGCTTACAACATTCTTTGCAACAGTGGTTGATGGAGAAGAAGCTGTTAAAGAGTCAAGTAAAACCTGATCCATGCGACGAGCAATTGCTCCAGAAACAACTTGAACAAGCTCTTGACGCTCGTTGAAGTTTACCTTCTGCTGATTGAAAATGTCTGAGTATTCTGCAGCAATGTAGTCTTCCATTGTCGCAGTTACTCGTGAATAAGACACGTTAAGTGGAGTGACATCGGTTTGCGGTACGCGAATTGATGCCGAACCTTTCCCAATCTTAGGGAATTGGACGGTAGAGCCTTCGATTCCTGTACGCTCTCGGGTAGTGCCAGCCAAGAGACGTTGCCCTTGGTACGCTTGTTTTACCTCTGAGTCAAACAGGGTTACAAAGGCTGCTGAGATTTGAACTGCCATTGTTCCTTTCCTCGTATAACTAATTTTTGGTAAAACCTGTAACGGTTGTCCGAGAGGGCCGTGTGCATCAGGTCACCGGCTCGTTAGAGTTGTCGGTTATTGCGACTATATCAGATTGCCAGAAAAAGCAAAGGGGCCGTAGCCCCCTGTCTATTTTTCGCCGTGATACTCGTAAAACTTACGCTCTACTTGTTGAGTGTAGTGCATGTCTTTGCCGTATCTGGGATCGGCCAGCATTGCCTGAAGATCAGCTAGATTTTCCTGATGACCCTCCATGACATCAATTGAAGGGATAGACTGCTCCCCGTTGATCTCTCTGATCTTGTTAAAAGCGGTGACAAACTCTGCCTTACTCGCAGCGTCGATAATTGCATTAGTCTCAGCGTCTGTTAGTACACCTGACGATTGCAGCTTACCAATCCATTGCGAGGTTGCCTTCAGCATCTTCTCGCCATTTTTGCCAAGCTTATCCATTTCAGCCTGTACGTCTAACTCAATGCTTTCAGTCAACTCACCAACATGGTTCATGTACATGCCAATAATTTGATCAAACTGATCCTGACTCAAACCATTATCTTTGGCAAAAGAAACAAAATCATTGAGCAGTGGATCATCATCTTCTACGCCTTCAGCAGATGCCATGTCATAATTACCATCTTTAGGGGCTTTGTGTTTACCCTGAGACATCTTGCTTCTTAGCTCAGTATAAGATTTAGCCAGCCCTTCAAGGTCCGGTCCATCTTCTGTGGTCCAGAACTGCTCTAAACCTTCCATAAAGTCTGGGCGCTCACCCCACTCAAAGTCACCTTCTTCTACTGGTGCTTCTTCAGTTTGAGCTAGGTGAGGCATCGCCTCGGGTTCTGATTCCTCAGACACTGGCTGCTCTACATCGAGCAAGCTGGTTTGTTCTTCTTCACTCATAACTACGCCCTCTTTCTATGCGCTTCATTATTTCTCGGACAATCGAGTTTTGCCCTTCTCTTGCATACCCGTGTGACGGGTCTTCTCCCGGATACCAAGCTGGCTGATCTAATGTCATACTGACTAGGTAATCAAGAACTGCTTTACCCTCTTCTGTCGAAAACGTGCGTACAAAGTTTTTATCTAAATCTTTGACTGCCTGATCGACAGACAGAGCCGGGGCTTCGACTTCCCTCAAGTCGTCCCATCCCTGCATAAATTACTCCTGTGGCACTGCTGCCTGTTGTTGTTGCATTGCCATCATTTGCTGCTGCATCTCTGCTGCAATCTGCTGACGCTGCTCTTTGCTATTGACCACTCGTTGCGGGATGCCTAGCTGCTCTGCAATATAGTCAATCATCTCGTCTTGGTTAAGAGCTATCTGCCCTGCTGGTCCAGCCGCCTGTGTGAGCTGCGCAAACTGCAATACCTTCTCTAGGTCTTCCATGTTTTGCGCTTGAGCCAATGGTGATGTTGGAGCAATCTTAACTTCAAGACCGTCAGTTTTTAGTGGTAAGTCAATCAGCCCTTGATCATCCATGATATATAAAATGCGTCTAACTATCGGAGTCATCGCTTCAGTAATTAATCGTCCATAGGCTGAACCTAGATTTTGTGACAGCTCTTTCATGCGCTGCACGATTTCGGTTGCTGACCTTGCCGACATATTGTCTGGCGGTAACGAGTCATCGTAGAGCATCTTTTTAATGTTCATCACCAAATCATTAATCACGAGTTGCGAGACGTTGAAGTCAGATGCTGTACGCAGTGGACGCAATGATTCGCCTTGCGCACCACCGTTTCTGGCAACCGGAATAATAGCGCCCGGAGTAATGCGTATTGTTTGCGGATTCAAAACACCATCATCCGCTGCGGTGTAAACACCAGATATTGCTAGTGACGCATTAGACAAGACCATCTCCTTGACCTTGTTCAGCGTCTTAATATCTGGTAGCGCAGTGACCAATGGACCGCGCCCATACACCTCACCGGGTACTTTCATAAATCGAGAGACGATCCAAGGCGAAACATCCATTGTGCGATAGGCCAGCTCTGACACAGGCTTGCCTTTTGGCCAGATCAAGTGATAACAATAAGTGTCTTCTTCTATATTAAAAACTGTCGCCTCAATCAAATCTATTTCTGCGTCTGGTTTCTTTTCTATTTCTCTTTGTAAATCTTGAGGAATGTTGGAGTCAGGCCATTGCCGCTGTATCGCTTCTCCGCGAATGCGCAGCTTTCGGTAAACGTTATCAACTGAGCCGTATGGCCCCTCTTCAAAAGAAACTAAATATTGAGGTACGGCTGTAAAGCGAATCGGAGTGTCGGCATCTCCGGGCTGGATTAGCATAACTGCTGTTCCAACGCAAAGGTCTAGTAAAAACTCAGACATCGCCAAGTCAAAGTTTGTCTGCCTTAAAACAGCAAACATTCTAGCCTCGAATTCATCTAGCCCTGCATTAACATCTTCTTTGCGTTCATCAGGAATATTGGTTCCCGGCTGCAAAGAACACCATGTTCTGTAAGGCGGGAACAAAGCAGACTGAATACGATTGGCAAAACGCTGTGTTGCATTGATCGCCGTAGAGTCAAACACGCGATTCATTTTTTGCTGACCCGGTGTCCCGCCCTCATAGTGACCGTCGTAAAGATTGCGCTGGGGCAAGGCGAACTCGTAACACTCCTCATAAATGTTACGCCAATTTTCTTTTCTGGCTTCACACTTCTCTTGGCGTTTTACAATTTCTGCCGGGGACATTTTTGCCATTTTACTTACCTATTTTTTTACGCATTGCTTTTGCAAGCTGGCTTTTTTCGTATACACGCTTTGACGATTTACTGTGTTTAGCGCCGGTATGTATCTGTCCATTAGGCATCTTATGAACTTCTCCATTGTACGGTCTTCCATCAGAAAAGTAGTGCGTACCCTTAGCCATCAGTAACTACTCCTCGGTTTAGGTTTTGACTTAGGAGAAGACTTTTTCGCGTACTTTTTCTTCATCTTTTCCTGCATCTTTTTCATTTTTGGGTGCGTCATCATATCAGGACTCCTTCTTATGCCGCTTGGCAAAGTTTCTTGCTGATTCAGGTGATCTAAACCCCCAAGCTTTGAGGGCAAGTGCGTATCTTGTCGGGCGGCCTTTGTCGTCTTTCATCTTCGCGTTCATTCCTGCAAAACGTGCAGCGAAAGAAACTCGACGCGGATTGACTCCACTCTTAACTGGCGACTTTAGGTTACCGCCATCTTTGCGCTCAAAATGCTTTCTCCCCGCTTCATTCAGGCCGCCTTTAGGATTTTGATGCTTCTTTAGAGTCATGCGCGATACCTTCTTACCTTGTTCGCAATCTTCTTCGGTTGCGCAACAGAAGAACCAGTACCGCCGCCTTTCCTCTTAGCTCTCGTTGTAGCCGCATATTCTTGTGGGGACAGCGCCTTGATAGCCGCCTCGGGCAAGTATCTTTCGCCAGTGTCACTGGACCGCTTGCCTGACTTTGTTCGCCACTTCTGCTTGCCCCACTTCATTAAAGACACTTGCGGCTTTTTCACGATGTGTATCCACCGCCTTTAGCTTTGTACTTCTTGGCAAGCAATTGTGCTTTGCGAGCTGACCATTTACCGGCTGGCGTACCCTGTACATTTGATGCCTTGATACGCTCAAACATGCGCTTGCGCATTCCGGGCTTGGTGTAATTACCGGCTGCGTTAACCGCCATTATACGCCACCCAGACGACGTGCCAAACCACCCACTAGCCCACTACGATCTGGAGATAACAGTGATCTCATACCTCGGCCTCCGCGTCTTGCACGAACTGCCGCTGATCTTTCTGCCGCTGCAGCGACTGACTCCCGACGATCTTCGGCAATATTTTTTGCCTTGGTAGCAGCTTGCTTGCGAGCAGTTGCCGTTGCTTGCGCTTTAGGCTTCCCAGCAATTACTTTTTTAACCGGCTTAATAACTTCCTTGATAACTGGGGCGTTACTCATAATCGACTCCTGACAAACCAAATGATCGCGAGGGGCTAAGTAAAGAACGATAACCACCTGATCGCCTTGAGCGAATCCTAGCGGCAAGCTTCTTGCGTTCGTCAGCAGTTTCGCGTTCTAATCGCTCTTGCTGCTGTTGTAAGATTTCTTCTTGCCTTTCCATAGACCTTTCTTGTGCGGCCATGTCCGGCATCTTAGGTTTGAACATATTAGTCATAGAACCTCGCCAATACTAAATGATCCGAACCATCTGGACCGTATCGCTTCAAAGTCGCCTCGATCTCAAAGCCAAGAAGCTTGGACCAAGACAGCGCCTGTTTGTTGGCAACAGATACCACAATTTGGCACCGACGTAAATCGAAAGCTGCACCGACATTATCAAAGAACCTTAGCGTCGCTTTGGTCAGCGTTATCCGACGACTTGAGATCCCTTTGGTATCCACCATCAGCCAAGCCTCTGCGCAGCCTTCCCAATACTTTGAAATACCAAACATAGCCAGACAACGAGCATCCCCGATCACGGTCCACCCACAACCGGCTTTCCCTAGTTCATCAATCCGATCTCGATACCCCTGATGAGTATCCACGGTGTACTGCGCTTCTGGGTACAAAGTCATCAAATTCAGTTGCGAACTGTGACAGGGGACAACTTGCATTTCCTTAACATTAAGCCACTTTGCAACTTCTGCGCTGCTTACCATATTGAAAACTGCGTCTTTGCCTGATACTGCTGACCAGCAGCTCCGTACCGGCCCCCATATCCACGAGTCATCACGCGATGCTCGCCTCCTCCTAACAACAGATAGCCAAAAGCGTCTCCGACGTGCGAATGTTCGTTTTTGTTTGGAGCGTCGCGAAATCTTTCTTGTCCTCCGGTTAGGGCTACCCGCTTGAAGTGATAACCACCAGCAAGCGACTTCCGCAACCTATGACAATTTTTATGAACCAGCAAGCCCGGTCTACGATCAATGAACCGATTCATAGGCATAGCACCGGCCTCGCGTCGTACCTGAAAATCGTTTGATGCTGTAGGCCGCGCATTCAGGCCAATCGTTCTCAAATGATCAAACGCTGTCACTTCAAAAATTTCGTCACGTTTCTGACCAGCCGGATCACCCCACACCAAGATGTCTTGCTTCAGATATCGCAAATTGATCTCGTTCTGCAAAATCAAGCCAAAACGCTCTAATCCCATATCGTCTGTAACGATTTCTTGTAAAATATTCCAGCGGCCCGACGTCATCCTCTGCCCAAAGACTGCGGCTGGAGTCAATCCAAAGTCCAAGCCTATGTGTACGGGGAGCGTCGGGTCCACTTGTATCTCTGCGTCAGACATCAGCGAGTCGTCATACTCTGGCCAAACAGGTCTGCCCTCCTGCACATACACATACTGACCACCGGCATAGCAGCGAATCCAATCCAGATTTTTGCCGCCAAGCTGCTGATCATAGTAACCAATAGGTAGATTGTTGATGTTCTCGGCCTTAGGGCTGACCTTCCAAAACTTGTTGGCTGCCGGTATCGCTTCGGGATCGTCACCGGACACCTCCATCACTCCACCGGGCTGCTTCCAGAATCGCCATGCATACTTGCCCTTGACCGGCTCCTTCTCTGCCAACCTGTACCACCAGTGATCATCGTCCATCGGGTTAGTGTCAAGCCAGATACCGCGCCACGGGCAACCGCCATTCGACTTAGTCGGGTAACGTCCCACCCGGTGGGTCAGCCCCTGCACTACAGCCAACGGTAGCTCTCGCGCCTCATTCACCCATGCCCCGGTCAACTCTAGCGACAATAGCTTGCGAACATCTTTTGGTTGATCAAGCGCCATAAAAATCACCTCGCAGTCAATCCCGTGAGCGTCGCCTCGTGACGGCAGCTTTAAATGATGCGATATCGGAGGTGACCAGCGCATCGGTCCCCAGATGTGTTCCGGGAACAGCTCAAGCCATGTCTTAATCGTAGTTGTGCGCAGCTCTGGGTAGCTGTTTCGGACGATAACAAACCGGGAATACCTAACCCCATCCTTTGGGCTTGGAGGCTGCCTGACGGCTCTGAGCATAATCTCAGCAGCACATGCGTAAGACTTGCCAGAGCCAACCGGCCCCATCAGACCGCGCACAAACGAGTCATCGTTCAAAAAATCCCAAGTGGTTGGCGCCCCAGAAAAATCTAGGTCAAGACCGCCAACCTGATCAGAATAGGTCTTGCTGCTCGTCTTCGCCCTTCTGGAACGACTCGTTCTCTGGCTCTTGTCCTGATTCTGTCTCGCCATTTTCTATTACCTCGTAGGTTGTTGCAGTTGGACCTTTCATGTTGATGCCGATAACACTCGGGCGACTATCGCTGTCTGCGTTTGGCTCCATCAAACCATGATGCCTTGCCAAGACGCGTAGCGCAGACAACTTGTCGTGCATCTCAACCTCAATTGCATTGCCATGCTGATTTGGTGTGACCTTGACTTTCTTGATCGCTTTCTGAACATGGACCGGGATGTCGTCAGTTTTCAGAAGTGCCATAGCGCCTGACTCGGTCCACCGGAGTACGTCGGTAATATTTGACGCTGCGATTGATGCTAGCTCGTGCTTAACAGCTTCTTTCTCGTTGTCGCTGCCGTACACCAGCGCCTTCCTTGCCTGACGTGTTGTCATCTTTCTAGCCATGTTTTTTTGCCAACTCTTCTTGCAGTTCCATGTCTTCGATTTCGCCAATCATATCATTGACGAACCACTTTGCTTTTTTAAGGTCATCTTTGCCGCCCTTCTCCTTCCAGCGCCACAGATACTTAATGGCAGACCCAGTGGAGTAGGCTTCAGCGCCGGTCAGGTTTTGGACCGCTGCCTTGATAGCATCAATGCATTCCATACCGTCACGCTGGTAGTGGTCAGGGTTAATTTTGTCTTTCATACGAAACTCCAAATAATTTTGCGAGACATCCCCCCTCTATAGCGCAAGGGGGCGGGAGGGGGTATATACCCTTTTTTTTGACAGCGCAGATATACACAGCCACATGCATTGTGCATTGCACAAGATTTAACATAATTACAATTATGCGACATAGGCACCTTCGTAAGCTGTTGATATTGCTAGCATTCTCAAACTGTGGATAACTGTGCGCAATTATTGATCAATTTGCTCATTATTTGTACAGCGCAGCCCATCTGCCAACCTGATCCAAGTTGATTGGTGGTGTCCGTCCCAGCTTGAGCTGCTCGCGGCACATTGACTTGGTATAATTACGCACCTGATCAACCGTAACTCCTTGATTATGCAACACTTTTGCTGCTTGATGACTGTGTTCTGCCAGCCGATTGATGCCTGTTGCCTCTTCGACGGCGTTTCTAAACGCTTGTGCGAGTGTTTGGTATTCTGTCGATTCTTTCCCCCAGACCCCCTGTTCATTATGTGTATCAGAATTATCGACTTTAACCTCGCCATCCTCAACGTAGTAATCCTCGGCAGCTACCTTCGGCCTTGGCGCCCAAAACTCCTCACGAGTTGGTAGCGTCTCGTTACCTTCCCACAACACTTGGTAGCGATTTGTCTTGCGTCTGCCACGCTGTACTATCTTCTCCGGGTAAGCTTTGGGGTCTAACTTCCTAATGTAACCAGCCCTCAAGAGTCGCTGTATGTGGCGCGACACAGTCACGCGAGACTTGCTGATGTGCAAGGCCAGAGTCAAAGTAGAAGGCCAGCAGACACCAGCTCCGTTTGTATGAAGACCAAGAGCAGCTAACAAGTGAAATGATGTCGGGTGCAGCGAATCATCTTGAACAGCTCGCGCTGGAATCACAGAGAACTTCCTGATCTTCGGTTTCTCTTTCGGATAATCTTTCTTCGCTAAATTAGAAAGGGATTTCATCTTCTACTTCCGGTGAATGATTAAACTGTACATTTTGTAATGTTGATGTCGGGAACTCTGCCTTGATTCTTCTGATATCAGCTAGACTCTTTGCTTCCATTACTTCTGCAACTTCAGCCAGCGTGAACACAACAGAGTCCTTTTTCATCTTGGCTGTTACCCGTTGTTGATCGAATTGATCTGCAACAAAATAATAGTCGCGCTCTTTACCTTTGAAGTGCAGATAATAAAAGTCATCGGGATGATTCGACTTGCTGATCTCTTCGTCGATCATCTTCAGCCCTTTAATCAAATTATCAGCCAGCTCAACGTTCTTCGATTCAAACCACTGCTTTCTCAATCTGTCATACTTCTCCGCCATGCTGGGTAAACACAATCGTTTCCAAGCGTAGTGTCCCCACTTCTTATTCATCCTTTCTTCTGCTGCCAGCAGATTGTCTTCAAACTTCATCATTATCCCCGTGACACCCTCCGTGACATCCGTGACACCCATAGGGTGGTGTCACGTCACGTCACGCTTCGGAGTCATGTCCGTTTTTATGTCACAAGCGTGACACCCATGTCACACCCCGCGCCATTGCTCACTCTCCGTCTGTCACATCTGTGACATCAATGTTCGTTAAAGATTTAAACTCAAGCCGTCGGCCCTGATCAAAACTCAGCACGATGTCACGCTCTACGAGGGTAGTCAGCGCACGTTTCCAAGCTTGTCTACGACTGCTTCTTGACTTGTCATCAACGCCCGGTATACCGCCTTCATTCTGCAACCAATAATAGAAACTATCTTTGGCCATGTGTACATCAATGACATTATTTGTAGCTGAGTCACGCATACAGTCGAGCGCCCTGAGCTGACGAGTTGAAAGATCAGATACCCTTGCATCGTCTGCAGCGATGCCCTCAAGCTTCTCAAGGTACACAGACGACTCGACACCAAACGTACCGACATCAACTGACCTCATCATCAGCAATATGTCTTCGATTGGCTCTGCGTCTTTCTGCTTGTCCATGTTGAGTGTGACCTGATCAGTTGCTTTTTTGATTTTGATCGACGTGTCGACAGCACCCATCAGTGCGCTGGAGCCACGCATCCCCTTGCTGCTGTCTTTGCCGCTGTGATGGATGGCCAACACTGCGCAGTCGCAATGCTCCTTGACAAGATCACAGCTCTTCACAAACTTACCCATGTCGGTTGCCGAGTTTTCGTCTGCCCCGAGCAGCGCCCTCGCCACGGTGTCGATAACCACGAGAGAGAACTTGCCGTTCTTTTCTTCTAAGCCT